TGGAGATCGTGCTCGACGGTAACTTCGCCGACACGACGGCGCCCGTGTTCCCTGTGCAGCGATATCCGAATCTGCAGTACTTCACTCAGTACAGCTACGGCCAGGGCACCGTCGATTTTTCGAAGCTAGTGCTAAATGCACCGTACGCGATTGACCTTGAGTGCGATACTAATAACGGCGTTCCAGGCGGCTATTTAGGCCGTTACCCGGCTAAATTCCCCGACGCGTTTACGGTATGCTACCTAAATCAGCTAGATCTTACTGGGTGGGTTGACCTTACCGCGTGCGTGCATATGACGCAGTTTACAGGCGGTTCCCAGTTCATTACTAACATCGACGGCCACGGTTTAACCGGCCTCGTAAAAGCCGTGGCGTCGTTAAACGCGACTACCGTTAATTTCTACGGATGCGGTATTACCGACGGGAACATGGAGTCTGCATTCAACGGACCGGACGTTTCGGGCAACACTGGCGGCCACATAGACGTATCCGGTGGAACAAACGCTATTCTCGGCGTCGGAGCTTTTCCTAGCTATTTCAGTCTGCTGGGTAAAGGCTGGACGATCGTTGCGAATCTTCCCGGCCCCGCGCCGGCCTTTACACCTGGGCAGTCGGTCTATCACCACGCTAGTAGCGAGCTGTTTTACGGGACTTTCCCGGACCCTTCCGTCGCGGCTTCTACGCTGCACGAGATAACAGTTAACTCCGCCGCAGGTTTGTACGGCGATCTGCCGAACATTTCTGGTATGGCTAGCCTCCAGATTTTCGCGGTACGCGGCGCGCATATGACCGGGGGCATTTCCGCCATTCCGAGTAACGTGTACTCGTACTACGTCGATGAGAACAGGCTCCCCGGGACGGCACCGGCCCCTACTACTAACCTCGTTGCTTACAATATCAGCCAGAATTTGTTCGTAGACGTAGCTGCACCTACCTTCGGCAACGGTATTACTACGATCGATGTAAGCAACAATGCGCTTGTTCAGTCGGTTGTCGACGCGCTACTGGTAGCCGCCGCGGCGACAACTGCGGCTAATGGCGCTTTTGATAGTAGCTTCGGCACCAATGCAACGCCGTCAGCGGCCGGCCTCACCGCAAAAGCGACCCTAGTAGGCCGAGGCTGGACTGTTACTACAAACTAGTGAGATACTGCGCGCGCAAGCTGCCCCCACTCCAGGAGTTTTGAAATGTCGATTACCGCAAAAACCTATGTCATTGGCACTACTATCGGCACGCTGAACGATGCCGTGGCCGCCGCAATTCTCGCTGGGGGCCAGCCCGAGGGGAACCTGGTGTACGATGACAAAGCTGGTCACTACGTCCAGGCTATTATCACTGGCTCGGCGCCAACAGCTAACGACACGATTGTCTCTAATATCACGGCGCTCCAGGCTCGTGACGCCGAAACTAGCTACTCGGCAGACGGCGCAATCGCGGTTACTTCCGGCGTAGCCCTTTTGTCCAAGTCTACGACTGGCGCATATACGCTAGCAGCTGGCGCAGCTGGTGCAGTAGTTGAGTTGATAGTTACTACGGCTCATGCACACGTTGTGACGGCTACGGGCCTGATCGACGATGGCACTACTGGCGGAGCCAAGAGCGCTATCACCTTCGCTGCGTTTGTCGGCTCAAGCATTCGCTTGCGCAGCACTGGCGCGCACTGGGCTGTAACCGCTAGTAACAACATTACCTCGATCGTTTAATAGTGTGCAGGTACAACTTGCCATTGTCTCCCCCATCGCCGAGCCCTTAAAGCTGACGGAGGGGGAACAGCGGTTCCTGTACAACCTAGAAGTATTAGGGATGAGCGTGCAGCGCGCGGCTGAAATGGCCGACGTTGCAAGCCCGTGGTACTTGCTTAAAAAGCCGGCCGTAGCTGCCGCGCGCGAACAACTGCGCGTAGCTATGCGTAGTCGCGTGGACTTCACCCGCGAGGACGTGATCGCTGGCCTTAAAGATGCGATTGACCAGGGCAAGATCATCGCTGACCCGATGGCGCAGATCGCTGGTTGGCGCGAGATTGCCAAGCTCCAGGGCTATGACAAAGAAGCGGCGATCAACATCAACATCAACGGTAACGCTGTACAGGTAGAGCGCCAGATCCAAGGCATGACTACTGCGCGCCTGCTGGAACTAAGTGGCAATAAAGAAGCGCTCGATGCAGACTTCTACGAGATCGATAAGTGAGCGAACCGCTTGCCCTGTGCATTGGCTGTAACATAGAGCAGCCGCTCGAACAGTTCCGTGTCTTTCGCGAGTCACCTCCGGTACGATATTTCGATTTCTGCAACGCCTGCGTTACGATGCACGGGCTGGAGAAGCTGTACGAGTCTGACGATCCACGCCTGTCCGAAGAGGTGGTTAAGTTTGTTCGCGCCGGTGGCGCCAAACAGGTTGACGAAGTAGATAAAAAAGCTGAGAAGCGCAAGGTGGATCTGCAGAAGGAGCTCGCTGAGCGTGCGCTCGCGCAACGGCATCTTATCCCATTCGTGAAGCGATTCATGCCGACGTACAAGGTTGGCTGGGTGCACCACGACATTTGCCGCCGCCTTGAGCAGTTCGTACGGGATATCGAGGCTGGTAAGTCCCCGCGTTTGATTCTGGCGATGCCGCCTCGTGCCGGCAAAAGCTTGCTCGCCTCGGACATGTTCCCGTCCTGGGTGCTGGGTAAGCACCCGGACTGGGACATTATTTCGACGTCCTACGCGGTGTCGTTGCCGATCAAGTTTTCGCGCAATATCATCGATCGCCTGCACGACCCGAGCTACCACCAGGTGTTCGAAGCGCGCCTGCGCGAAGACAGTCAGGGCGTTGAGCAGTGGCGCTTAACTGCTGGCGGGGGCTACCGCGCGGCTGGTGTAGGCGGCGGCATTACCGGCATGGGCGCCAACATTCTGATCATCGACGATCCGTTCTCGGATGACGAAGAGGCGCAGTCGGATAACATCCGTGAGAAGGTAAAGAACTGGTTTACCTCGACTGCGATGACGCGCCTCGCGCCTAGTAATGGCGTGCTCATAATCGCGACCAGATGGCACGACGACGACCTATCTGGGCACTGCTTAGCCACGATGAAGGAGTTGTTAGAGGCCGAGGTTCCAGAAGATGAGATCGACATGTGGGAGCTCATTAGTTACCCGGCGCTGGCCGAGGCTGATGAGTACCTGTTCCCCGACGGTACGATTCGCCGCGGCGAGACGCGCATTCCAGAAGGCGCGCGGCTGCTACGTAAGGAAGGCGAAGCGCTGCACCCAGCGCGCTACGACGAAAAGGCGCTTAGGCGTAAGAAGAATACGATGCCTCCACGGCAGTGGAACGCGATGTTTCAGCAGAACCCCGTCCCTGATGATGGCGAGTTCTTCAGCCGCGACATGTTCCGCCACGAGGCCGGGTTGATGGGCAAACTCGATGAGTACACCTTCATCACCGCCTGGGACGTGGCGATCGGTGAGAAGCTACGCAACGACTGGACGGTAGGCATCGTGCTGGCCCTGGATGCCAAGAACAATATCCACGTGGTGGACATGATCCGCGGCCGCTTGGATACTATGGGTATCGTGACCTCGGTCTGCGACCTTATCCAGAAGTGGGACTGCGCGGTGTTCGGCATGGAGCACGGCGCTATCAAGATGACCGTCTGGCCGCTTATCCTGGAGGAAATGCGCCGTCGGAAGATCTCTTGCTCCATCAACGATGACCTAAAACCCATCCTAGATAAGGAAACTCGGGCCACCCCGCTGCGGGCATTAATGCAGACAGGCCGGGTTTATTACCCTATGCAGTCCCAGGCGCCTTGGGTAGAAAGGGTTATCGGCGAGATGCTCCGGTTCCCAAGCGGCACCCACGATGATATTGTGGACGCGCTGGCCTGGGGGGCGCGGATGTTCCGTACCGCTCCAAAGCCGAATATCCCCGTGTATGAGAATGTTCGAATCGAACGTAGTTTCCGCGACCGGCTTGATGAGTTTGGCGTTGATGTCTACGGCTTCGCTAGCGACACCACTTTCATGTCGAGCTGATTACCCATGAATGACGAAGCACGAGACACCTACGGAATGTATCGATACTGCCGCGAACAGTGCGGGCACGATCGATTCATCCAGAACTCCGAAGTGGCGATGCGTTATTTCGCCTCGGACCAGTGGCTGTCCGCCGACAAGCTAAAAATGGCCGCGGGCGGCCGCGGGCACGTTACAGTTAACCAGATCTTCCATACCATTACCGCGGTAGTCGGCGAGATGAGCCAGCTCTCTACCGACGTGCGCTACGACGCGGTTACCGGGCACGACGATACCGCGGACGCGCTGAATAAGCTCAGCGAGCACGTCGATCGCACTAACAAGTCCTATGTGCATGACCAGGCGGTAATGATGATGGGGCTGCTCACTGGACGTGGCTACTACGACTTGCGCATGGACTTTTCGAAGAACATGCAGGGCAATATCAAGCTCAATAGTAAACGCCCCCAGAACGTCATCCTGGAAGATATCGATTCCCCAGACCCGAACACCTGGAACCAGGTTTTCACAACCGAGATCGTAAGCCTCGACGATATCCAGATGATGTTCGGCAAGGGCGTCGCTGACCAAGTTAAGGAAAGCCCTGGTACTCCCGAGTGGATACAGGCGGAAGATCGCACGTTGGCGCAGTCGCTAGGCTTGAATCGCCCGTACTGGTACGGCCAAGGCGATGTGAATGGTACGCACAGCTCCGTGCTCAAGCAGTATCGTATGCTTAGTCGTCAGTACAAGACGATGGAGTACAAAGAGTACTTCGTGGATCTGGAGACTGGTGATACCTCCGAAATCCCGGACCACTGGGACCAGGAGCGCATTAAGTTCGCGCTGGACACGTTCCATCTCGGTACGATTCGTAAGATGGGCAAGACCATGCGCTGGAGCGTCGTAGTCAACGACAACGTGCTATTCAGCGAGGATAGTTCGTTGCCGCACTTCTCGCTGGTGCCCTATTTCCCGTTCTTCATCGACGGTGCTACGCTGAGCTTGTTTGATGTGCTTAAGGGCCCTCAGGACTTGCTAAACAAGGCCCTAGCTGAAGAGATCCACGCTTCAGCTACGACTTCGAACAGCGGCTGGAAGATTCGTCAAGGCGCGCTTAAGAACATGACCATGCGCGACCTTGAGACGAAGGGCGGCATGAACGGCCTCGTATTGGAGCTGGAGAACATCACAGATGCCGAGCGCATCGAGCCGGCGCAGATGAACCAGCAGTACCAGAGCCTTAGCGGCCGCGCCACGCAGTGGGTGCAGGAACTCGGCAAACTGACCCCGGTGATGGCCGGCACCCAGCGCGCCGATGCTCCTGGCAGCGGTATTCGTACGCAGCTGTCGCGTGCCCCTATCAATTTGGCGATTCCGCTGACGGCGTTCCACTTTACTAAGCATTTGCTGGCTGAGTGCAAGCTTGACCTGTTCCAGACTTACTACACCGAGACCCGCGTTATGCGCATCGCGACGGACTCGTACAGCCCGCCTAAGACGCTTACTATCAACGCCCCGCAGCCAGACGGCACGTTC